TAAGAGCTTGCCTTTCGGTAAGTATCTCTCCTAATCCACTCTTCTCAGTGTGTAGTAAACTTATATGATCCGTTACTACGAATAAATATAAGTCATCTGATTTTTTGTTATATCAAACAATTCTTTTATCAGCATTTAATATATTTTCACCAATGTGAGGTTGGGTAGCAAACTTGTCTACTTCTTTCTTTACCCCGGTAGGATTAAATATATAATCAAATACTGTCACTTTTTCATATAACGTTTTTAGAAACTCAGATTTCTCTGCGTTTTTGACATAGAGTAATTCAGTTTTGGTCAATGTTCTATTACCTTGTTTAAGTAATATACTTGGAGTAAGCTGGATAGCACCCCCTGTTTGTACATAAATAGTTAAACAAATCATTGATAGCCAAAACTCTTCTTCGGATTCCTCCAAAGCAAACCACAATACTTTAAAGTCATAAGTCTTACCGTGGGTAGCCCAATGTAAGTAAGTATTATAAATACTGATAAATTTCAAGAATTTGGTTTTACCAACACTTGAGTTTGCAGTAATACAATAGTACTTACCCGGTACCCAACCTGGAAAGTAATGATCATTTGTCAGCCTATTAAAGACCCATGGAATAGAGTTAAATCCTCCCTTTAGGGCCCTTTGTTGAGCCTCTTCAATAGCATTAAAGTACTTTTTCATATTTTTCTAAAGATGTCTCTTAAAGACTTTTCCTCCTATCCACCCATTATATGAGTCGACTCTGAGGACATTGTATTTTACTTGATATTCTATCTCTTTAAGAGATAAATCTGCTTTGTTATCAGCAAAATCAAGTACATACCTTTGGAATTTATCCCTACCCATTCTACTAATGTCAAGGAGTAATTCTTTGGATGAGCCATAGTAGTCTTTCCAACCTGAGTCTTTAGTTCCTACTTTAACTCTTTTCCTTTCATTGCCTACTACTTTTTTATCTTTCTTAGACATCTTGGCCTTTGTTTTATGTAAGAAAGCTTTCTTTCCTACATATATTTTCCCTTCAGGCCCAACTATTAAGTAGACAAATCCGTATTTATCAGAAGGATAGTTCTCCAGGTACTGAAACCTCGACCTGTTCTTCTTCAGTCCCTCCTTCGGCATTATTCTCCAATTCATTCTTTTTATCGTTAAGGATTTGAATTCTCTCCTCAACTGGAATATTTGAGGAAATATCAAATACAAAGGTATCATCTTTTCCCTTAATGCGCAATAAAAATTCAAGATTATTTTCGGTACATCCCATTTCCTTGTTTAACCACTCGTGGAAATAAGCATGGACAATGTTATCATCAGAATACTTAGAGAATAAATCATACCAGAATTTTCTGTCATGGCTACTATTATATGAATTACCTAAGTGAGGATAATCTTTATAGAGTCTGTTCAAAATAGTCTTTAAATCAATAAAGGTTTTCTTATCCTTATAACTATCCCAGTTATACCAGTTAATTTTAAGAAGCAAAGCCATTCTAATATGAGATTGTTCATAATCATAACCAGATAACATACTGCATGCAAGCTGCATATTACTTGGATTATTAGACTGAAGCAATTGGTTTAATCGAGTAAATGTATACTCATCAATTACTAACTCTGATT